ATCCCTGAGCCAGCCGCAATATCAGCGCCGCCGCCTCCGGCAATCCCACTGATACTGGTATTTAAATCCTCTAACGCACGAACAACCCCCTCAAAGTTCCAGGGGTACCCGTAAGGGCATCGAGAGTAACTTACAGTGCCCACGCCGCTTACGGTTTCAATAATGCTTTCAATAACAGTAACGATACCCTCGAAATTTTCAGGATGAAGTGCACGAGGTATCGAACCGTGTGTTGGACAGGCGGGTACGTTAATCTCAGCCATTTACAGACGTAGCCCTCCCGTATTCTCCAGTTTAACTGAGGGAGATTAAATTCTACGCCTTTGTGCTATCCAGAGAAACTTTAAATACGAGCTCGCCGTTTCGTTCATGAGACACGAGCTGCTCAGCTAGTTGCCAAGCAGGTACACCGAGCACTGTAGCTCTCTGGCGTAAGTCCTTCCAAGTAAGCTCTTCTACAGGCCGGACTGTAGTCTTAAGCACAGTGCACCTCTAAGTTTCACAAAGTCTAAACACTTATAGGAAGATATGTAAACCACGGGCTAGCCGTACTTCTCGAAACCTTGATCAAAAAAATTTCCCCTAAAAACTTTTTGTAAAACTTTCTGCTCACAACCAAACTCGGCACAGTTTATAAAAGATAAGTTTCTTGAGTCGTATTTAGATAAACGTATTAAGTTAGAGTCTTAGAAAACTACTACGTAAACACTAAGGAGACGTCTCAAGAAAGATAAAAGTTTTTGTCTCAGCCTAGTCTCGTCGGAGACTGAACTATCAGAGAAAGAAAGAAATTAAAGGGGTTCTGAACCAACTACCTTTTTATGCGCTATGTGCGTTCCATAAGCTTCATAGTCTTGTAACGTGCCTTGACGCACCCTCGATGCTATGCTGCGCCTAACATGCGGCACTTGTCATGGGCTTGAACCTGAGGGCGGTAGCGCTACTAGGGCTGCTTGACCTAGACGACACGCCAATCCCGGTGCCAGAGGGTGCCCCTGAGACTGTCGAGCATCGCGGTCACTGGCGCATCGAGCACTATGCGGGGGTTTCTGTCTGGCACTGCTTGTGCGGGCGCTCCGACGCGCTAGTAGTGCCCGCTGACTTTCGCAAGCGCGTCCGGTTGCCCCACGACCTCGTGCAAGCCTGCGAGATCTGCCGGAGTGAGCTCGCCGCCTGCTCTAGTCGCGCCACACGACTCCACGCATGGCTTGAGCGCAACCGTCCACTGATCGACCCAGACGCGCACCTGGAGTATCCAGAGGATCGGGGGTACACCTATAGCGATGATAATGGGCAGTCGATACGGACGCGCCGGTTCATATACGAGGCATTCTTTAAGACAAAGCTAAGATCAAGTGACTTCGTGCGTTCCAAGTGCTCTAATCCATTCTGTATCAACCCATACCACTTGTGTATCACATCAACACCCAACCAGAAGGCTCGTCCGGAAATCGAGAGGATGATCCGGCATCTGCAAGACCTGGGTATCTCTGCCAAAATTACCCAGCGAGTTATCCTTCAGAAATTCGAAATCAAGTTATCGCTTTCCACAATCCAAGGCATCAGGGCAGGATCCAAGCGATTAATCGCCACAGCGGCTTAATCCTCGACTTAAAAGCTATTCAACCTGCTAGTCTTTCCGAGATTGCCGAAGAAGTCGGCCAATCAACGAGTACAGTCCGAAATCATCTAAAACGGCTCACTCAACTCGATCTTGTCGTCAGGATCGCATTTGAACACCACACTCTCTACTGTTTAAACGGTGATTACAACGTACACATCGACCGCATACTCGGGGAACTCTACGAGTGAGCTTCGTCGCCCGTGTCTTTGGGATGACGAATTTAAAATCGACAATCTTCCAACTTGGATCTACACCGATAATCAACCTCCAAAAGATATCTGCGACTGCGAGGCTAAAATAAGCTCCCTTGAGTACACCATTCGAGATATCGAACTTCAAATTGAGATTAGGGAGCTTGAGCTAAAAACAGGTAGTTCTCGCCACAGCAGTGCTTTTGATTACGAAAAGTGGAAAGTAGGTGCGCTTAAGGCTAAGCAGACTCATTACTACCTTTTAAACGCCTACACGTACTGGTTGATTAAAAACCAACGAGATGCGCTTGACAGCCCCAGCAGACTTGATAAGCTGATTGCACTTCTGATCGAGGACCCCTCCGACTTCGAGACAAAAGCCAAAGCACTCCTAAACTAGAAGGATCAGCGCGTAACAAAGGCCGCGCTGGTACAAGGGGTGCTGTAATCCTTTTAGCCTTTTCGGACCAGCAGTAATTCGCTCTGTTTGCCTGGCGCCAGGTGATCAAGAGGAGCCCCTTACCTATTCATGGACATCACACGCGAAATTAAAGACATTCGAGACGCTCTCAACAGCATCGAAATTTCACTTCAACTTCTTGTTGCACAAAAGGATGGAAAAGTAACCAGTGCGTTTGTTTCAAAGAAAACAATTAGTCAGCGCTTAAATATCCCCTCCGTAACAATCGATAAACTTATTCATCAAGGAATTGTCTCAAAAGGTGAATCAGGCTTAGTGGAGGGAAAACACTATTGCAAAGTGGACCCGACCGAACGAAACTCATCTAAATTCTTGTACGATCCACACGCGATCATGCAGGCTGCCTGGAGCAACTTTACCTATGTCTGATCTTTCTCGCGGCGCCGCAGCGCTCATCAAAAATCTATTTGGAGGCAACGAAACCGAGCGCATGATCAGTGCGGGTGTTGTTCGGACTATTTTGTCGGATATGACACGCCTTTACTTCGAAAATCGTAGAGCCTCAGGTGAGGGGATCTTAGTCTTCAATCCCGAGAACCCAGAGGCTTCAAAATATTTAACAAAAAACGATCTTGAGAACGACTTAGCTGTTGCTCAAGAAGGCATGGATGAAAGAGCGGAAGCTCTATTCAGCAAGATTATTCGTGTAATCGAAAAAGAAGCTGATTCTGATCTTGCGTTAATAGCGATGGTTCAATCAACTGAAATTTGTGTTCACCTGGTCGATCCTGTAGAAGCTAATAAAAAAATTGATGAACTTTCAAACAGTCTCATTCTCTGACGACGACTTTATATCTCCTCCAGAACTCATAGCTACCACGGCTTATCTTTTCGGTGGGGAGATTGAACTAGACCCAGCTTCTAGTGAGCAGGCTAATCAAGTTGTTCAGGCTAAAAAATATTTCTCATGGCACAAAAACGGTTTAAATCAGGAGTGGAGAGCAAAAAATGTGTACCTGTTCCCTCCTAGAAGTATTTTGAATGGAGACGAGCAGCCAAAAGATACTCGATTATTTCAAAAGAACTATCGATTTAAGAAGTCGGCTCAGCGCGTGTGGCTTGAGCTTGCTTATCATAAATGGCTAAGGAATGAGTTCGAACAAGCTGTAATATTCCTGACTTCTACAGAAGTCGCTCTACTCGTAACGCAGCGTATTGGGTTTGACTTCCCTCTTTGCGTTCTTAAAGATAAGCCCTATCTCTTAAAAGAAAAAGATCTAAAGCCTATAGATACGAAGGTCTTTGGCTTTGTTTACTATCTGCCACCCCGCGAGGACTACCAACTAGGGGTGCGTAAGTTTTGTGACCTTTATAGTACGCTGGGTCGGGTGTATACCTGAGAACATCAGGTGTATCCCAACTATTATCGGGTCCGTAATTATCTTTTTCACCAAAACCTACGCCCACCACGCGCTCTGCTTGTAGCCGACGACGTGATTCTTGCTCAACGTTACGAGCTTTTTCCCTAGCCTCAACATTAAAAAGTTCACCCGCCATTCGGAACGAGCGAGCTTCTCTCCGAGTTCGAGTCCCTCTCCTGTTCATGTAAGACTCAACCCGCCGCTCTAATGGTGAGCGTGGTAACTGAGCCATCAGCCAACACTTCCGTAATTCATTAAGCCAGCTACATCACCACTTGTGTTGTAATAACGTCCAATAGCGTCTGCAGTGTTTCGGTTACCGTATAAGAAACGTTGTGTTTGAGGATCACTGTAATCATAGAGAGCTTTGTATTTCCCCTGAACCTGGTTCGTGGTTGGGTCAACCCAATCCGCTGTATTACGGATCGAATTGACGTCCATAGAGACCACGGGTGGATTTAACGCAATATTCTCATAACCACCTAATAAATTGGCGAGAGAATACTGATTCTGTATGTCCTGAACACGTGTATTAAGTCGATCATACTCTGCCCCAATATCCGGCCTTGTAGCGAGATCTTCACGACCTAGAGTTGTATACCTACCCGTAGCAGCATCAAGTCGCCCGTAAGCACCTTCACGAGCTTCTTGGCCAGTTAACCCGGTTAATTCCGGATAGATATTTGAAATGCGCTCATCGATTTTTTTAGTTGTCTTCCTGGATTGTTTTCGTAAGACCTTAGTTGCCTCTTTAATATAATCATCAATAGAATTAGATTTACTGCTAAAAAGCGAACCAAGCGTACCAGCTAAACGAAAAACATTATCAGCGCTTACGTTTGCGCCTGGCAGCGTATACAACGGAAAGCCGGAAGAATCTTTTCCTGCTGGGACGGCGTTAGAAGGTACCTGAGCCATTGTTAATCTCCTATCTCAAATAGTGGACTTAGGGGTCTCAAAAGACTCGATTGCATCAGCAATAAGAGCACCTAAAAGATCGCGAGTTCGATCTGAGTACGCAGTGCGTCCACCGGATGAAGGAGCCCCTGACTGAGAACCGCCTAAGAAATCAGTCACAGCACCCAGAGCGCCTCGGCCTAACCCGCCTAAAATTGCTGAACCGATGCCGCCGCCGGCAGTAGGGGCAGGGGGCATAACGTCCATGCCAGCCGGCATCTGACTCAGCGGTACGTCGACACCAACCGCGTAACTCATGGACACTAAGATTATTCTCTATTGATTATACGTTTAAATTACGGAGCTAGGTGTCGTGAAAGAGTTAATAGCTTGTGCAAACAACTGAGCTTTAGCTTGCTCTGCAGCAGCAACATTACTTTCTAACTCACGCTTACTTGCTTCTGCAAGAGCCTTAGCGTACTCTTCTTGTTTTTGTTTATTACTATAAGCATCTAATACAATATTTAACTCGTCCTCCACGGGGTTATACTCTTGCTCTGCATAACTCGTCATCTCAGGTCTCGGTGCGGCAGACTGAGGTCCAAAAATCCGGCCGCCTGTCGCTCCAAGGAGATCTATAAAAGTGTTTAGAAGGCGACTTCCCTTATCAACAGGAGCCTTCTCCTGTGTGACTGCAGCTGCAGCGCGTGGCTGCGCCTCCCCTCCCCCTGTGGATCCAAGTATTTTCTTGACGTAGTTTTGAGTTTCTTTAAAAGGAGGTATTCCACCATAGCGTTCGACGTTTCCAGGTCCAGCGTTGTACGCGGCAAGAGCTTTGTCGTAACTACCAAAGCGTTTAAGTTGCTGAGCTAAATAACGAGCACCACCCGTCAGACTCTGAACAGGATCATATGGGTTGCTAACACCTAAACCTCTAGCTGTTGCAGGCATCAGCTGCACAAGCCCTTGTGCGCCCGCTTTACTCGTAGCACGAGGATTCCAGCTTGATTCACTCTGAACTAACTTCAGAAAAATATCTTCATTGACACCAAAATCACGAGCCTTTTTTCGGGCAATCTCTTTTAACTGCTCAGTGGTGTACGACACAGCTAATTAATAAATCGTTTACACAGTCTAAAACCTGACTGCAAACTTAATCTTCACAGCTATCCGTGTCATCAAAAATATCTACGTTGGTGTCTATCGCCACGCCAATTTCCTCCATAACCGATTTATAAGCTCGTTCCCGACAAACAAACCGAAATATCGTTTTCCACAAATACTGATCACGAGCTTCGCCTTTAAGAGCATGAGCTTTGTTCTTTAAGCGTTGCAGCGTGAAGTCATCCTCAAGCGTCAGACCCACCCGGATGTGGCCGTGCTCGTCTTTCACTGCTCCAAGTGCATCTGGTCTAAGTCTAAATCAAATTATAATTTGATATAGAGCTCACCAGCTCTTACAAGCCCAATAGCGTGCTTTTAATTTACTTCCAGGGTTATCGCAGTTATGCCTTGCTCTGAAGTTCTCACGGCGTTCTGGGATGTGTTTTTTGATAGTCATATTGGGGTCACCAAACCTAACTAGACGAACCTGGTCCCCTTCTTTGGCGGCTACAGCAAACTTCTTGCCTCCATCCGAGTCACGGCGCGGCTGGTTGTATCCAGCAAACTTCTCGCCTGCGATACGGATGGCCACGGCAGCTGTCTCGTGAGTCTCTTCAGTCTACAGGGTCAAAAGTTAAATCAATCTAAAAGTCGCTTTCACAGACTTTCTTCATGAAGATTCCTGCTAACCTCCTTTCGTTGTCGTCATCAACAACGCCAAATTAAATGGATTCCGCACGGCTTTTGACCATCGCTCAGACCGCTGAGCTCCTGAACTGCTCCGCAGGCTTTGTACGTAAGCGTATTATGCTGACCGAGTCCAACCAGCCCGGTGGTTGGCCCAAGGGCATTTTTGTAAATCTGCAGCCCAACGGTGTCAAGTCGCTTTATCGCATCAATAAGGATGCTCTTGAGGCTTACCTGAGCTCTGGCTCTGAAGAGGCTAAAGTAGAAGAAAGCGAGGCCTGCGCCGTCTGATACCAACAATGAACACTTCCTCTTTAGCTGATATCTTTCAAAACGCTTCTGAAGCTCCTACGAAAGAAATCCTTAGGGAGGAGGTGATTATTACAAAGGAGGCCTCTCCTGATAACCTGGCTTATCAGATGGTCTCCTTTTCTTCTTACTTGTATCAGTTAAACATCCAGGCTCACTTACTGCACCTGAACGTCGAGTGTTCTAATTTCTTTGGGGTCCACGCATTCCTTAAAGAACAATACGAACAGCATGTAGCCGATTTTGACGTCATGGCCGAGCTTGTTCGCAGCATGGATTATTTGATGCCCATGTGCCAGTGTGGGCTTTTTGACGCATTTAAGAAGTTTCCTTCGGTTAAGTCCTACGACGCTCGCGAGGGCCTGACTCTGTATACAAAGAATCTTGAAGCTGGGGCGATGATGGCTAAAGATTTAGTCGATACAGCTAAAGAAGTGGGTGCTCCTGATGTTGAAAACTTTGCTGCTACTATCTGTGGCAACCTATTTAAAGGTGCCTGGATGTTAAAAGCGACCCTCCGTGGGTCTATGTGAGTATCCACCCTCCGTTTGCAGAGACATACAAGCCACTTGCTCCGGCATTTAAATAAACCAAACCTCCGGTATAGGCAGTCGGCAGCGAAGTAACTACGGCGACTCCACTTGCGACAACCGCTGAGTTTGCCACGGTTGCGCTATTTGCAGTTAGTGCGCTATTTGCAGTTAGTGCGTTGTTTGCAGTTACAGCTGTATTTGCACTTGTCGCTGTGTCCGCAAAACCAGCGCCTATCTTCTGCCAACCGGCTCCGGTCCATACTCGAAGATAGTACTGAGATGTTGAAGAATCGACCCATGTTTCTCCAACCGAATTACCTGTTGACCCGTTTGGACTCGAATTTGGTGCTGTAGTTCCGTAATGATTCGAACCAAACTTTCGGATAGATCCAGCTGAATCCTTAAAATACAATCCAGGATCAGCTGCACCAAAGCTCATAGCTGTCTCACCAGCTTGAACTGTCGCAGTATTAGGGCGGTCTGATGAGTTACCAGAACGCTTTGTAAGCAGAATAACTGGTGTTGAAGCCATAGATCAGTAAGTGCCGCCGTTAATGGTAGAGGGGTACGAAGGATAAGGTATCAACACACCATTAGAGTATCGTCCGCCATCATAAATCAAGGTCGCTCCGCTAACGAGTACTCCATTACTGTATGTACCGCCATCATATTTAGGAGTAACAGCAGGATCTGGAGGAGCGAACGGATTGTACTGATCAATAGTAAACATCTCGAACCCACTTGGCGTCATTGCCGTGGTTGTTCCAGAAGCTAATGTGTCAAAGTTAAGTGCTTTGATTAAAGGAGGGTGCATATCGGGATACATCATATGCACTGGCACAGTCTCACGAGAAGGCGAGTATTTCTCCCACCAACGAAGTCGTTGCTGACGCTTCTCAAAAGTTGTCTGTTTTGCCAGACTAATTTCAAACTCTTCTCGATACCTGTTGTCTAAAGGCTCGTCACTAGGTTGTGCTAACCACGCTTGAGAAAATGTGTCTGCTCCAAAACGATTCTGCATGTCCCAAAAAGAAGCATAAATATGCTTACACCATCTGGGAGCAAAATAAGTTAAGTTAGGATCAGAGTATACCGTCTCATTGTCAGTGTATCTAGGTAGATTAAGTAAGTTCTTTACATACAGGAAACCGAAGTCACGACTAAATCCTGGATAATCACGAGAAGGAGAAACACGAGTAGATGAAAACTCTGTCCCTACGTCGTAGGTGCCTGGCTTGGCGTCTTGAGGAAGTGTGTAAGGGTAGCGACGCTTTAAACTATACTCATACAAGTTAAAATCTTCTCTAGCTAAATAATCAGGACAGTTACAGCTGAAACGCATTTCAGTTGTCAAATAATCACCAGGCGTAGGTAATGCTGCTGGCGTAGAGAGAGTCTCGTTATTTATAACAGACCAACTTTTACTGGGTTCTAGTGAGATAAATAGGCTGTTAAATATAGGTGCAAAGCTAGGTGTCAGTGAGGTAGTGCCGTTACCCACACCGATAACCGTGTAGTTGTTGTAAGTAGTTTTTTCCGTGCCGTCTGATTTAAATCTATCTGAAAGAATTTCGCCTGTGAAAAAAGAAATAGGAGGTCCGAAGTTACTCGAAAGCTCAATGGCGTAAACAGTGTCACTTGTTTTGGTTACTGACTTAATCGCATATCCAAAATCCAAGAAGTTAAACGAATCTCTAGGTCGTATAGCCACCATCCGCATGGCCATATCCTGACTCATGGACGGGTACATGTAACAGATGCCGGGCAAAGCTGCCCCGATCCCAACAGTACCGGTTGTCCAATAACGAAACGAATAATTTAATCCTACGTATGCCTGATTAGCATACATATACAACTCATATCCTCTACGCCAACGCGTCCACATAGACGCGTAGTTGTAATCAAATAAAATACTAAAATCTTTTAAGTTAAAGTCAGGTCTAAACTTTCTTTTAAATGGCATAGGAGTATCAAGCTGATACGCCTTGCTAGCTCCCTCAAACGAAGAAAAGCCGAACTTAGATTTCTTTGGCTGATGACCTTGCCAGCCAAAGTCATCCGAACCTTTCTTTCGAGCCATGGGTCAATAGAACCCGCCCTGTGCCATTATGAATACACCAGAAGAACTCAAGCCGCCGGACACAGCGGCTGGGCCATTACCTAGATAACCGATACAAAGAATGTAACCTTTCTCAAGGTACATAGCTTCAGATTTACCACGCTCGATTGGATAGATGAGATTAGTGTTTCCCGTTTGCGGCGTGGGTGCGACTGTGGCAGGTAGCTCAATACGTTGAATCACACCTTCAGTGGATCCAGACAAGCCGACCTGAAACTTTCCGACTAGAAGCGGAGTTGAAGTGGAAGGTGCAGCTTGGTTAGGTGCGTAGACATAAACACCAAAAGCAGCGGCCCTCACACCACCATTATCAGGATACCCTTCAGAAGAAACTAAAAAGATATCCTCAACAAGTGCGCCGTCCTCAGAAGGAATATCGCCAACGCGAACAAGTTGAATCAGGTCACCAAAATCAGGATTGCTCGAATCAGCAATCACAGTGGTACCACTGTTAATCTTTGCCCCACGGAAGAAAGGGCGGTCAACCATTAATGGTTGCTTGTTGGTGCTTGTCGATGCCACTAGGTGAGCTCCGTGAGTTTAAGATTAAAAGAATGCTTGACCTAACTATAGCCCTAATTACTTAGGCTGAGCTTTGGGTGCCGCAGGAGCTGCGGGAGCTTGAGAAGGTAACGGCTCAGGTGTAGCCAAGGAGCCTAAGTCACCCGATTCAATACCTCGCAGAAGCTGATCGAGAGTTACTTCTTTCTTCTCGTAAGCTTTCAGCAGAATTTGATTGCGGAGATCGCGCTCACGTGCAGCTTCTCGATCAGAGCGGGCTTGCTCTGCCGCACGCTCATTTCGTTCGCGCATATCCTGAAGGACAGTAAACATAAGTTCCTGTCCAGCCATCCGGTTGTTTCCGCCGTAGCTGCCGGGTAAAGGCAAGCCGGTGTCATAACCACGCTTAAACGCTAAGGCCGCATTAGCAAAAGGAAGAAGAGCGCCTGCGACCCGGTCTAAACCTTCCAAGAATCCGCCGCCTTGACGGGGAGCTCCGTAACCTGCGGATGTCTCAGCGACAGGAGCCCCAGCACCAGGCTCTGTCCCTAACGCAACACCTGGCGCAGATTCAAAATCTGAACGGGAACGATAAGGAATTAAATCGCCACCCGAGTAGGTGTAGCTGCGCGGTGACATGTAAAGCTCAGCCATACACTACTCGGTTGACCTAAATCCCTCCAGTTATTTTATATCAATAACCTGCGTACATAGCAGCCCTAGGCGCTTGCCGTTGAATGAAGTCTTGAGTTCGCTGCAGATAAGGTTTAGGTTGAGGGGTTGTCACCTGCTTAAGTGCTTGCGCAGCTTGTCCGCCACCGGTTACAGCTTCGGCTGTGATAGCGGCGTTGTAAGGAGCCGTAGCACTATTTTCAGATCCGATAGGGGCATCAAGAATCTGCGTGGTTACAGACTCTGCTCCTTGCTGACTCATCGCAGGATTTTTAAGAGCTTGCTGCTGAGCTTGATAGTTACGAGCAAGATCTTGATTTGAGTAAGCCCACATTGCTAAACCGCCGCCAGCGGTAGGGCTCTGAGTTTCCATGTAACGCATCAGCTCGCGAATCTCAGGCTCGGCCTGCGCGAAGGCTTGACGAGCAGCCGTGTACTCTTCGATGCTCCGATATTTTTCAGGGCTCATTGGTTCAACAGCTCGAAGAACAGCTGCAGCGGCCGGAGAGGACTGAGCAAGAGCCTCGCGAACTGCACTGCCTGCTTGAACACCACCTGTAGTCACAACAGGCGCTGAAACAACAGGATCAATATTTGTAGTAGCGGGAGCAACCACGCTGGGGGCTACACCAGGCGAAGTTCCGAGAGGCGTACCGTCGTTCTCTAAGAAGAGAGCAGGGGGCGTAGTTCCGGGAACATTCGGAGGCGATCCGGCAGTTGTTTCGCCAGTGCGATCACGGTCGCCCATCATGCCGGCCATACCTGCCGCAAACGCGCCAGCTCCACCGAGGCCAATCATGGCCCGAATCTTAGGATTGCTTAAGAGAGCTCCGAGATCCACGAGTTCGTTGCCTGCAGCAGCTCCCCGTTTAAAAGCCATGTCGGTGAGTGCATCGGCAGGTGCGGGACCAGCCCCAGTGCCGAAAGCAGCACGAGGTGCAACCGGACCTGCATCAACTGTCTCACGCATCATCATGGTGCCTATCCGGCGCTGTACTTCTGCAGGAAGTTGTTGAGTCAGTTCCGGCCGCATACGATAACCACCGGTCCAAACATCAGGTGCATTGTCAAGGAAGAAAGAACCTTGGCCTTGAGGTGCTCGTGCAGTTACTTGCTCCAAAGGCTCAGAGGCTGCTCGGTTGATAGCTAATGTTTCAAGATTTCGTTCGGTAGCCACAGGGCCGCCACGGTAGGGTTGACCTGCGATATTCGTACCTGCAGGACGTACAGCACCCCTACCAGTTGTGAACTGGGTAGCAGCTTGAGAGCCGGGGCCAAAACGCAGATCCAGCTGACCTTGTACAGGAGTACCCGTCATCGAAGGACCCTGCATGGGTGCTCGTGCGGGGCCTTGCGAGACAGGAGTACTAATTAAGTCTTCAGTAAACTGAGTGCGAGTAGGGGTGGTTGCCCCAGCAGGAGAACTCGTAGGAACAATATCGCCGCCTCGAGTACGAGGACCTTGATAAGGTTGAGGCTGGAGTTGATTTACAGGGCGAGAACCTGCAGGAGCAGAAGGGGTACGGGAGCCGGCTCCCCACTGAGGCACAGGCGCTTGACCCAATTCCCTTGCCGTGGGTACGTTACGAGTACCGATCACACCTAAATTGCCACCTCGCGCCGAAACAGCAGAGGGGAAAGCAGTCAATTCGTCAGCCAGACCCAGATTTACTGCAGCCCTACGAGTGGCTTGATTAATTGCCGGAGAAGCCATCTGGCCGGCCGGCATAATTTGCTTAAGCGTATTAAGAGCCTGTCGTGCTCGACCGCCGCCGCCCACGGCTTGAACTAACTGCCTAAGGGCACCGAAGCCGAGACGTGCGCCGGATTGCATCTCTAACTAACGCGAGACTAATAGAGACAGTCTATCTCCAATTAGCGTAAAAGTAGAGACGATCTGACCTAGAGACATCCGGCGGTCCGGGAATAGCTTGTATAAACTCCCCGCCGCTTCGCTCAAAGCGATAACGGGAGGCCACCGGATCCTTGTAGTTAGGTACGTAGAGCATTCCCGCTAAGCGTTCACACTCAAACAAATAATTCTCCCGCCAAATTCGAGCTGTTTCGCGCTTGTCCTGAATTGAAATAGAACGAGAGACGTCACCAAGAATAGTTTCCTGGCGACTCGTGGCCCGACCAGTTGCAAGCTCAGTCAAGCGCTCAGCTTCTTCGCAGCGCTCAACCTGCTGAACAATTTTATCGAAATAAAACTCACTTGGGATACTATTGCAAGCCTCTAGCAACCTTGCATAGTCACCAGCAGGCACTGTAGCGATGTTGTAGCCAAGGTGATAAGCGACGCGACTGAAGTTAAAGTCATCAAGAGCGTAACCGAAGACCTGTGCCGGATTACGTGTTAACTGATTAACTGCGGCATATATTGTTTCTCTCTTACTCGCATCCGTGCTGGTTGCGTTAAACGTTACCCCTTGTTGTGCAAGATATGATTGTATTTGTTCGAGCTCGTTTAAAGAAAGCTGAGACACAGCTTCAGTCCCTTACATCTTTCTATTCTACGTACACCACACCAGTTGCAAAAACTTCTTTCCACTCAACACGTTTAATCGATTCAAGCTGCTCAAGCTTTGTAAAGCGCTCACCAGGGAGAGACTGTCGCAGCTCAACGATTTCCTTGGCAGTTTTGAGGCCGACACCAGGCAAACACTGGGTCAAACCCTCGGGGGTCAGGTTATTTAAGTTGATACGGTTGTCAGTTGGGGGCAACGGCTTCACAACAGTCACTTCGCCCTCTTCTTTCTTCAAAGGTCGTCGACCACGGCGGGTTTGCAACGAATTTGTTGTCGGTGCGGGGTTTGTATCTTCCGTGTACTCATCGACCTGATCCTTATGGGCAAAAAACACCTTACCTGTAGTGTTAGACCGCACCATAAAGTACTCACCATCATCGTGAGTCGAAATTACGTCGATTTTGACGCCACTGGGCTTATAAACTTTGGCGGACATCTGAAAAAGTCAGTATGTGAGCAGTAGTTTAAACCAAAATACCTCAATCTTCGTGCATACGCTTAAGGTCGCGCTCAAAATTCTTTAAAAAGTCAGCTCTACTCTCCCAAGTGTCCCCTCCTGTGCACCCTTTTTTCGGATTAATACACTGAGGATCTGACACACGATTGCAAACTAAACCCGCAAGGTCTAATTCGTTACCTCTATAGCCAGTTCTCCAGTGATGTACCCCATCTAGCCACGTGGCGCCACATCGAGGGCACTCTTTACGATCTAATTTAAGGTCAGAGAGTTCCCGATCTTCCATAAAACTGGATAAACGCGGTACGTCTCATTAAATCTGACAGCGAAATGTGTTAAATACCGTAAAAAATTAATTAAGAACAGGAAACCAATAAAAAACCCCTCCCGGAGGAGGGGTAGTGTCCCTTTGCTCGCCTTCTGAGTTTATCAGGAAGGAGAGGTGGAGGTGTAAGCGGTGGACTCCACGATACCGCCGGGCTGCAGAGCCAGGTCTGCACGCTCCGGAGGAGCATCAGGAACGATCCAGCAAACTTCGCAAATAGCGAGTGCTTTGTTTTTGCCAGACAGTTTGCCAGCACCAGCACGAGGATCATAGATACCCGAGCCTTGAGCCAGACCAGAAGCGGCAGCACCGCCGAGATTGGTAGTGGTAAACAGCTTCCACTGAGTATCAGCAGTCAGAGCAGACAGGCTGCTGCTGTTGATGATGTTGGTAGAAGCAACGCTACCGTTAGCAATACGGCTGTTGGAGCCGGTGATCGAGGTACCGAACTGACCAGACACCACGGTGGTGGTGTTGCGGAGACCTTGGCCGACCGCAGGGATCAGGGTCAGCTGAGGGGTCGCAGAACCACCTGCAACGCCGGAGCTGACCACATCACCGCCGTCCACACGGAGCGAAGTGCGGTACACAAATGCACCAGAGGGAGCAGTGATACCGTTGGTGATATCCGCCCGAACATCCTTATGGTAGTCGGGGGAGGGGATGATCACGCTGGCATTCAGGAACGGCTGGTTAGCAGCGTTCTGACCAGAACCATAAGGCTGGGTGTAATAATCCAGCTGGTTGTTGGTACCCAGTGCCTGATAGCTCAGGTCAACGTAACCGATGGCTTGCTGAGCAATCCAACCGGGACGGAACACCACGCCGACAGGGCCGCCGACGGGTTGGTTGGTGTAGTTCGTAGGAACGCCATTGGCGTTCTCAAACTGCATGGTTTTTTCTTCGTGCCAGTAACGAAGAACATTCGTGTAGTTTCCAGGATAAATCTTGGAAACTGAGATCTGGTTAGGGTTGATCGTCATTGTTAGTTACCTCCTCAAGCGTCGAAAGAGTAACCAACGGTGACGAAGTCAGCGTTCAGGAGTTCGAAACCTGCGTACAGGCTCCAAATCATCATGATAAAGCGGCTGAAATCGTCGTTGTTGTTGAGGAGCACCTGGGCATTGTTGCCACCGATGCCAACACCAACGGCCTGAGGACCGAAGAAGATACCGACAGCAGCGTTGTAGTTAGCGGTGCTGGAGGCGATGGTCGCGCTCTGAGTTTGAGTAGGCATGTTGGTGCTTTCGAAGAAGCGCACGCCTTCAAACACGAAGCCGGTGGGCATGATCGGCTCGCCGGCCACGAAGGTAGCCTGACCGAAGCCTTGACCCATGTACAGTGCAGCGTTGGGCTGCATACCGGACATGAGGGGGTTGATCTGCCCGTTGCCAGGATAACGAGCAACTTCACGGAAGTCGCTGTTCTGACGCAGGTGCATCAGGAAGGTCGGATCGCAAACGCAGCGATAGAAACCATCCTGGAAGGTAGGAGTGTTCCGCTTACGCAGGCTCTTCACCACGCGCAGCAGGTCATCCTTAACGTCGAACTTAGCTTGCTCGGCGTTGGTGTAGGTCAGAGCACCGGTGGCGAGATCACCAGGGAAGTAGTAACCGCCTTGGGTGTCAGAAGCCTGACCCTTGGAAACAGCCTTCAGAAGTTCGTTGATGAACACCCGGTCGCGCCAACGACGATAGTCGTCGAGCAGAGTCAGGCTGCCGATGGATTGGTGGAAGGTGGTGAGGTTACCGGTGTCCAGCAGCAGACGCTGGGCGGTAATCAGGGTCTCACGCGCAATCTTGAAGGTGCTGGGCTGAGTGGGATCACTCGGGTCAGCAGGACCGGTGTACTCGCGAAGAGTCACCAGCACCTTATCCTTCACGATATTGCGGCTGTTGGCAGTACCAATGGTCTGCTCAGCAGTACGCTCGCGGGATTCCTTAGAGCCAGGATTACCGAAGAAGCGGTAACGGTCCAGCTGCACAGTCTGGCCGGGTTGTTTCGAGAAGTCGTGAACAACCACGGGCTCAGCCGCCATCTCGACGATATACGCCGGATGAGGACGGTACAGCTCCGCACCTAAAATCTTCGGAAAGTCATTCAGATTGTCTCAGGTTTCCCCGAGGTCTGGACTATCTCTTCACCCACGTGGGGTGTCGGGCGCTCTAGCCGGTTATTAAGAGGGCTAAACCTCTCCGGTAGTCTCTGCACGTTCCAAAGGTGTACCTTTGGCTTCGCTCAGGATTACCCTCGTCTCTACGTTAGGGCTTCCCTGAATTCACCCGATTTTCACTAGTTAATTGCTTAACTAGGCGACAATCTGAGCATTCAGCTATCGATAAACATCGATAAGTTCCGAGGAGAAAGTACTTCTCAAATATAAACCTTAAGGACTCCTGTGGGCTAGAGTGTTGTCGCAGTCTTAGTGGTTATGGCTCGCTTCAATAAAAAACACGGTCTGTCCAATACACAAACCTATAAAGCCTGGATGGACATGAAAACAAGGTGCTATAACAAAAACGCTGCTAACTATAAATACTATGGAAACAAGGGGGTAAAGGTGTGTAATGAGTGGTTAGAGTGTTTTGAGAACTTTTATAACGACATGGGTGAGGCGCCTGTAGGAACCTCTCTGTCGAGGAAAGGGGATACGGGTGATTACGAGCCAGGAAATGTTTCCTGGATACCACGTTCAGAAAGCTCGTCAGAGGTCCTACGAGGAGAGAAAAACGCAAAAGCAAAGCTGAATGAAGAGCAAGTACTCTGTCTAAGAGCTCTGCAGGAAGGGGCGCACCCTAAGTACTATCGAGCTCCTCTAATTGCGCAGGAGCTCGATACTTCTAGGCAATCGATTAACAACATCCTCCAAAGACGCACCTGGACTCACATTTAAATCTTTGTCCCAGGACTAAACGTACGCACCATGTTACGCACACCTTCTCCAAGTACACCGTATACAGAACCGTAGTTAGGGACGTAACGAAGTGACTTGCCGCGATAACTATTCCGCACCGGTATACCCATCTGGCCAGGAACACCTGTGTACCGAGTTTCAGTAAACGACTGGCAATAAATCGGATAATGGTAAACCCACGCGGCACGTGATCCTGAAGTGTTGTTTGTTGGGTTGGTGAGAGTAGGTGAGCGAGTTGCAGGGTGGGTTACGCCACCCCCGGTTATTCCTCCGCCGTCGAGACTGCTGTCGTTAGAACTAGGTGTTTTAAACGGGTCATAGTTTTGATTATCAGGAATCTGTTCTCCGTACCAAATATGCGTACCGAAGTTACGCAGCCCTGGTCGAGGCCCATAAGCAGTCTGTACTGTCGCATTTGCGACACGGTACAAACCTTGCGCTCTGAAACCTACATATGTATCTAGTAAACCAGAGCTGTGGGGCAGTACGTTCTCATAGTTTGTCCAATAACCAGACGGAGCCGGCGGAACTGCCTTCCAGTCAGTAGTGAAGTAGCCGCTTAAGTTCGGAGGGCCAACAGGGATTAAGCCAAAATCAGCACCTTCATCTAAAACACCGTACCAAGTTTGATTAATTCCAGAAGGTGTTACATACCCGCTAGAAATTGTTAAATACGTATTTGTTAGATTTAAATTGTCTCCAGTGCGCTGAGGGCCGGACTGAATCGGGTGATATAAGTTTTTATCGTATTTCCAATTAGTTTGCGGTGTATACACCATAGTGACACTCCAGATACTTTAATTTTACTTGGTTTAAAATAGTTACGAAGCTCTGTAAGGCAAAATGCAGCCCCATTTTGAGAAGGCACTTACAGTGTTTTTTGAAGATCCTGAAGCATCGATAGCCTGTTTCTCAGGATCAATTACTGAAAGTCTTACGCACCCACGGGGGCTAAGGAAAGTTATACCTTATTTAATCAAGGCCTCTGTTGTTGGCTTCATGCTGGCTACATTTGTAAGTCCAGCGATCGAAGAAAGATTTAAACTTACAAAAAATGAGGCCATAGCGACCTCATTTATTATTGGTTACGCTGGTATTCGTATCCTGGCAGCCGCAGAACGATTAGCTGAAAAAGAAATTGAAAGGCGGATAGGTAAAAACGAAAATTAAATTAATTGATTACCACTGACTCATCAAAGTTATTCGATTCAGTAGCTTCTTCAACCGGCGTGGGCTCGTTTACTACCGGCTCTTCAGTTTTGACTTCGGGCGCAGTCCTGTAAGGACGATCACCAAGAGTTCGCATAGTGTTTCTCCAAGTAAATAAACGATAGCAAGAAAAAAGCCCTCAAAATTGAGGGCTAATCCTCTTGCTTTCCTAACCTATCAAGCAGGATCCATAAACAGAAGCTTGCTGCGCATAGCTTCGGGACCCATCTGACTCAGATAACGCCAAGCGTTTTCAGGGTTGCGGTTCATGACATCGCTGAACTGCTCCCACTGCTGTTGAGGCTGAGCACCAGTGTTGGAGCCGCCAGCATTAGCAGGAGGAGCAGGCATGTCATAACGAGGCTGGTAAGCCTGTTGCTGACCCTGGTACACCTGAGTGTCGCCGTCAATATCCACGGGGACCACTTCGGTGAAATAACGATCAGTGTATTCGGCCAGGTGATTCGCATCAGTCAGGATGGTCTGCATCGCATCATGGCGAGCAGAAAGAGCATCCATCTGCTGAGCTTGCTCCATGAGGAGATCCTCAAGAGAGCAGGCGTACTGATTCAGAATGCCAGGAGCTTCAATACCGAAATGATTAACGACCTCGGCGGTTACGGGGCTTACGCTCGTTTGCGGGGCCGTAGAAATCGGCGAGGAAGTTTGGGTCGGTGAGACGCTGGTAGGCAAGGTCTGCGCTACCTGGGGTGCCTGGTAAGCCCAGGGTTGGGCCTGTAAATTCTGACTGCTCAGTTGAGTAGCCGGTTCCGAAATTGTCTGGTAAGGAGACGACGGAACCTGGTTGAGGGATTGCGAATTGACCTGGGACAGTACCCGTTCCAGGGTACCCATCGCTGCTTCCCAGGGATTGCTGGGGGAGGACTGCGACGTTAACTGGTTGTACTGGTTGTTGGTAGAAGGGACCGAAGCCGGTGCCACCTGCGACGGCGGTTGGGCTGTAGGAACCGAAGCTACCGCCGGGGTAGAGGTTTGCGCCACCCATTGCGGGTAGGCGGTTGAGCCCTGGTCCGAAATTACCGCCGGGGCTGCCGCCGGGGAGACCGGGCTCGGGGTCGAAGCTTGGATCTGCTGGCTCATAGCTACCCGAGTAAGTTAGTTCTTCCGCGAGGTGGTCGAATGTCCTGTAAAGGAGCGGAGTGATATTCAGTCTAGGATCAGCTGCAAGAGGCTGATTAGGCGCAAGAGGATGCGGAGACTGCAACATCTGGCTTAATAATACCAGAAATTGTTGCATTGCTGATTGTGTTTGTTGAACCATACGGAAGGGGAAGCCCTTCAGCATTTCGGCTCTTTCAGAATCAGTCTTTTCAGGAAACAGGAACTTAAGAGCTTCGATGCTATCCACACCGAGTTCTTGTAAGTTACGGACGACAATAGACTTTTGGTTTATGTCGTAGGCAGTGTCTTCGTAAACATCACCTTGATACCTGTAAGTTACAGTACGATCCCCATCTTCCGGTAGCCCTATAACTCCGGGAGGAACTTTATTCTCCTGTAGCGCAAGTTGAATAGACTGAGTAACTTTCGACTCAAACTTAGCTAAAGAAGTCTGATATTTCTGCAGACTTTCTTCCGTTTCTTCAGTCGGAGGTTTGGGTTCTTTAAGCCCTGCTGCAGCAATAAACGACTCACGGAAAATAACTTCTTGGTGATAAATCATCATCTCCAGCAAACGGTTAAAACCGTAAGTCAGGAAACTCTTGTTCTTCCGTAAAGCCGTAGCTTGAGCACGACCCATCAAACCTTTGATTTCTGTTGCGGTGGCGCCAGCAGAAATTGATATTTCGTCAACTCCACCTAACGCGGTACGAATTTCTTCGCGAAGAAGAAGCGTATACCGGTTCATATCCCCATTAACGGGGTCCGGGGTCATGTAACCCACGCGATCCGATGGCTCGACGTTGGCGATAATTCGCGGAACGCGCAAACCAGAACCCATACCAGCGCCAAAAGGCTCACTGACACGAGTCGAAGGACTGTCGACACCAGCAAAACCAGATTGGCTGCTGATTGTTGGCCGGAAATTGCCCTGAGCGTCGTTCGCTTCGACCAGATCGCTTCGTGGGCGCGAACTAATTAAGGTCGGGTTGCCAAAAAACTCAATATTTTTCGCAATATTACGAGTCAGCTGATCGTGAAGAACGATCTGCTCCATAAATGGGTCAAATTCGCCCTCACCTTCCGTACCGCTAGCGTTCGGTTTGTTTAAAACCTCAACTGCCGGGATAAAACCAAGTGTGTTTTGCCTCTTTTTTGTCGGAGTTAGGACAGCACCAGGCTCTAAGTCAAAACTCAGCTCAGTATCAGTCTCAACTTCGCTGATTTCATCAGCTGTAATGGTTAGCCGAACGTAGCGTTTGTTCTGCCCGTAACTATTACTAGGTAAACCTAAATTAGCGTTCTTGATTTTATAGCTATAGACAATTACAACCTCTTCAACGTTACCATTTACGTCGTGATAGACACGATATTGATTTTTATTAAAGAAATAAATCTGATATTTAAGTTTTGGATCTGGTCGAAAATAAAACAACCCGCAACCATCGATCAAAAAGTTGCGAATAATCGCAGGGAAACGAATGTCTAATTTGTTTAAAGCAATAATGTCTTCTAAGAACTTAGTGCGGCTCTTAAAAGTGTCTTGATCACAGTAAAAAGCAAGACCCTTTTTGATCATCAAAAGGGTCATCTGCTGCAAATGACTCAGAACAACCATAGTCGATGACTGGTTGCTCCGATCTTGAGTACGAGACGCCTCTAAGATCTCGGTGAATCTTTTCCTAGTTTCAATCGAGCTGGACATCTATACCCACGGGTGTGAAAATTCTCGTAAGAGAATTAATTTTTAGACAGGCTTTCTTTGGCCTTCTTGGCTTTAGCCTTTGCTCGTGCCATCTTTTCGCTAGAACCACTCACTTCCTCACCGCTGGGGGCTTTGGTGGCTTCACGATCAGCTGCAAACTTCTTAAGCAGCTCAGCCGGCATACTCTTAGCCATCCGGAAGCAAATACTTTCTAACTCTTTCCAGTTTAACCGCTTCCTCGGGTAAATCCTCGACAGGGTAGGAGGTAATTAAATGGTCTGGTCGCCCCAGCATGTCTGTATTACCCTCATCAGGCTCGAACTCTTTACATAGTTCTTGAACCTCTGGCCGATCCCAAATGTAAGCTTCGGCAATAGATTTCAGTTTTGTTAGACGTCTATCCGAATCGCCCATCCACGAGAAATGCCAGCCTGCGTCTCGACTGCCTACATAAAAATTATTTTGTGTAGAGCGCATAGAAGACAACGTACCAAAATCCTTAAGTTGTCCCACTGTGCTCACTACGCCGCAACGCCAGTCAAATAACTCACCTTCTGGCGATACAAGTTGTCGATCAGCCCTCCCGTAGTGCATCGACATCGAAAGACGAACTACTTTATCCTTATGCTCACGTACAGCTTCAATTACGTCAGGTAACTTACTAGGGTTTGTAATTTCATCGCAATCAGAACAGATAAAGATATCATCGTCATCCATCAGGTGAAGACCCACGCCTAGTGCGTCCCTCTGGCCCCTTTCACGAATCCAAGGATCCGGAGCTTCCTCCATAGAGGGCAGCTCTACGTGCATAACTTGAATTTTTTCTTCAGGCAGCCCAAGCTCACGAATAGTTTCTAAACACGTGAAAGGCTTTAACTCACCTGTGGCGTGAGTTCGATTTGCATCTGTAATTAAAAATCCGTCAACGTAATCTTCAAGAGTCCGAATTCGAAGCTCAAGCAGCTCACGCTCATTAAAGTAAGTAAAACAGTCTAAGAGCACAGTGAGACTTTAAGGGTCTCACTATATTAACTCAATTATGCTCCTTGGAGGTACCTAGAAGCTTTTTGCTTTGCGCGAGAGAGCAGCGTGCCGTTTGACTGATCTAAAACAGTACCGCCTTCAGACTGAACACCTGTGTACTCCTCCGTAGGAGGCACGGGTGCTTGTGGTGTTGGGGAGAAGCGATAGTCTGTTTCTTCGTCGGTCACCCCTTGCGCAAAAGCATTAGTGGACGGCTGATTAGCTCGCCGCTGCTCATCAGCGGCTTGCATGTTCATTTGGTATGCTTTAGCAAAACCAAAAGCAGCTTGTGCGTAAGGATCCATTAGTACAGTACAAAAACGCCGTTTACAGAGCCGCTAATAAGCGCAGTACAAGCAATAGGTATAAGCGTATTTCCCTCTAGGTTAAGAGCCGTGGATTGCTGGCCAGGAGCATCGGAAAGCTCTACGGTTAAATAATCTTTACTGTTGTTGGACTTTGATTCAATGAAAATTGCGCGACACGTAGGAAAATTTTTACGACCTAGGCCAGGCGCCCACCCAAAACCGCTCGCATAAGGCAGCATCGACGTCTGCCCATATACGGAGCCAAAAGCTCGAATATCCATATAAAGAGACTGTTTGGTTTATCTTAGCGCGTTCTGACCTCATCTTCCAAATAGGAGATTAAACGGTCTAAATACCACCGGGCTTTTTTTAGATCCTCTGTACCGTTCTTAAATTTCTCACGCGAGACATACTTCAGGACGTTCATTTTGCACCCGCCGCAAAACTCTTCTCGGGTTAAGCAAGATTCCATAAAGTCAATCACTTCAATAGAACCTTGCGTGTAGTGGTTTGGGTGATTAACCGGATCGTACATAACTTGAAAAACTTTTAGACCTAGATCGGACAGACTTTTTACTTTGTCTGTATCAGTAAGAAGCATAACCAAACATCTGTGAGATATCGAGAACAGACCCTAATTTTTCTTCTAACTCTTTACTGTACTTTGTGTCACAGTGTTCTACCAAGCCGCAGGGAGCTATTTGAAGCGCTCCTCCCACCTGAACAACAGGCACCACCCGGCGGTGCTCTTGATCGGTTCGTAAATTTTCAAAAGCTAGCCCCATAGAACTCCTGTCAGCCAACGGCCAGCAACGAAACTGGGTAAGACTAAAACTATTTACAGGATCAAAACTTGTTGAATTTACATACTGTTCTGCCATCTCTTGATCCAGGATCATCATGCCCATGTAGGGATTTCCCAGAGATACAAAACCAACAAAATCATCAAGAGGCGTCAGATAGCAATCGACTTTATACGGACGATCCCCCCAAACATTCTTAGTCAAACTATTGAGCTGCCATACCCTGTGGTTATCAAAAGGCACAAGCTTAGAACCATAAGTTTCGTAACGACAAAAACCCGGCTCTAGATTTAACGACTTCAACTTATCTTTGTATAAGTACCAGTACAAAAAGTTTTCACTATCAAACAAAATATCATTCTCTGTATACACGTAAAAGTCATAATATTTGTTTAAGACAGCTTCCCTTAAAAGACCTTTATGCGCCCAAGTTAAAGCGTACCCTTCGTAGGACTCAGGAGCTACGATAACACTTAAAGAATTAAAACTAACGTTAGGTTTTAAGAGTTCAATTAATATCTCCTTATCTGTTTCATGTGCGGCATCTATATGAATAAAGATGTCTTTTACGCCAGGGATTTCTTCGTACCCACGGAGGGTTTTCAGTAGCTCATCAAACTTAGATAACGGATCATGAGCCGCTACAAACACTAGAAAATTGAAGTCGTGCATCAGTACTCCATCTCAAAGTTTCCGCGACGCTGTAAGAAGCATACTAAGTGCGTATAAGCGTCTAGTAAGTCGTCGTGCGAAGTAGCACCTATGTTGATCAGCTGATCGAATAAAATATCGAACTTTCGATAGCGGTTGAATACGACTTTTTTATTTTCCAAAAGCCCAAGAGTGCCTCTAAATCTGGAGATCTTATCGCCTCGAAAGCCTTTGACTTCGTGAATATGAAGATTACCCAGCCCCCATTCGTTAAGCATCACACGTCTAAGGTCAGCGGCTAGGGATGCTTGGTAAGCCACGGACTCGACGACTAGTGAGCAAGTGGAGTAGGTCGGAAAGTATTTACCATCATTATCTTCTTGCAAGATGCCCCACTCAACAAGCATTTTGCATAGAAGGTCTATCTTCTCAAGGTTACCGATAGAGCGCACCTGATGAGCGTCAATAATATAGTATTTATCCTTTAATCTACCGCCGAGTACAAACGCAGTGTAATCAGAAGTCTCGTTTTTACTAGCCGATAAGTCGATGCCTACTGCGAGGCTGTCGAACTCTGTAACCACATCCCCTTTAACAAGTAGATCTGGAGATAGGACTAAATCCGATGTCATTACAGGTTGTTGCTGATACTGGAAAGCAAAAGCAACAGGGTCAAGTTCTTTCTGACCTAGCAAGTAATCAACAGACCATTGTTCTGGCCAATAGCTCACAGGCTCCCCGTCGTCATCGTAAGTAAGGGCCTCCTGCTGAACTTGTTTCCACCCCTTATCGGGAACAAACATCGTTTTATGGATATCTAGTGGGTGGAATCGGGTGCCTAAGCAAATAGCTCGACCACCTTCAAAAATAATCGGGGCGATCACAGAGCTCCAGTTATTATTCATTTCTTCTCTAATAGTAGGGTTCTTAATATCAGTACTAGACTTGATAGGGTCATCTACGATAACAAGATGAGCACGTTTTGATGTAATAGAGCCTCGAAGGCCTGCTGCACGAAGCGTAAATTCTTCGTCACCCACACGGCTAATGCCTGCATAATCAAAATCAATACTCCAACCAATATCCGACTGCATACCAGAGCGGAGCTGAACTTTCGGAAAAATTTTCCGGTATGTAGATGAGTCGATAATCTGCTTAATAATCCGACTCTTTGGTATGGCCGTGGCGATGTTATATGAACAGTAAATAATCTGAAGAGGTAAACCTGCTGTTGTATGTCTTCCAATAATCCAAGCAGTAAACATATTAAGTACTGTGCTCTTTGCGCTACCCCTGGGCGCAAGGATATCTAAATTGGGACCAGCGATATCCAGTAAGTACCTGTTGCTTTCACCAGTAATTAAGTGCTTATGCCACTCAAGCATGTGGGTGGCCGGCGCCTTATCCATAATCGTACAGAACGTATGGAAGTCATCAGAAGCTCTTAAAAAGATATTATCAATCGCAGCACTCTCTCCGTCTATAGCCTTTGCTGCACGTAGCTTAAGTGCACGACGATATGCAAAAGTTTCTCTACTCGGCATGTTCTTCTAAAAAGTGTCTGTATACTGTTAGCAAGATTCTACTGCCAAATGGCAAAAATTCTCTGGTACGGCGACATTCTTTCTAATACTGGTTTCGCTAGAGTTACACACAGTATCTTAGAGCACCTAGCTAACACACATGAAATTGTAGTGTTTGGCATTAACTACGCAGGTGATCCGCACGATCTACCATATAAAGTTTACCCGGCTGGGACACAGAACCCTGGCGATCGCTTTGGTATCGGTCGCCTGCCACGGGTGGTTGAAGAAGAAAAACCTGACTTTATTATCTGTCTTAACGACATCTGGATCGTTAATCAAGTTTGGGAGCGGGTGCACCTGCTCAAAGACTCACTTAAATTCAAGTTCATAGCGTACTTTCCAGTTGACTCAGCATATTATGTTAATTCTATGTTGTCGTATATCAAGGACTGGGACTTTGCGATCACCTTCTCTGTTGAACAAGCACATCGTTTGATGTCTCAAGGGGTTCAACCAAAATTATTTGGCGTAGTGCCGCACGGTCTGGATCAAGGGAAGTTTTTCCCAATGGATCAAAACGAAGCTCGACGAATGTTGAGACTGCCGGAAGATAAATTTATTGTCCTTAACGCCAACCGTAACCAACCTCGCAAGCAAATTGATCTAACGATCAAGGCGTTTGCAGAATTTGCCGTCGATAAACCGAACACGCTCCTGTATCTACACATGAGTGAAAAAGATCTCGGTTGGGACGTCAGGGCAATTTTTGACACAGAGATGAAGCGGAAAGGACTTCAAGCTGATGGGCGCCTCGTAATGACATCAACGAATATTGATTACACAAACGCACCTCCTGATGATCTACTAAATAAAATCTATAATGCCTGTGACGTCGGAATTAATACAGCAAATGGAGAAGGGTGGGGTCTTGTGTCTTTTGAACACGCTTCCTGCAAAAAACCACTTGTACTGCCAAACCACACGTCATTCAGTGACATCTGGAAGAAGAGTGCTCTCTTAGCGGATATAGCTGCTTGGATTTATGACAAGGATCTAGGAGTCGAGCGAGGAATCGTAGACGTGATGGATATGGCAGCCATGCTTACTAAGTTGTACGAGGACAAAGGTTTCTACGACGACATCGCTGAGTCCTGCTATAAAGTCACACAAAACCCTGCGTACCGCTGGGATCGAATCGCTGAAGCCTTTAACAAAGCAATGGAGGAGCTGAGCAAGTGACACAATTTCATCGCTATCGCACGTACAACAATCGAGTCATTCAGCGTGCATTCACACCGAGTAAATCTGGTTTCCCTTCAGTTTTTGATCAGGCCCACGAGATTGGAGGTGTGTTTACACGCATAAACTCAGGACTGCCAAAAGATAGCTTTGCTAACTTTAGTCCTTGCGTTATTAAGCACCGTGGGGCAACTTTAATTGCGTGGCGATCACAGCCAGAACATTTTGTGTTTAGGCACGATATGAAATATTTTTACTATAACAACACACCTACAGATATCTGGATTGGTCAACTTCTTACTGACGACACTATTGTTGCTCCTCGAAAACTTATTAACACACCCCATAAACTAAGTTATGAGGACCCGAGAATCTTTATTTCTCCAGACGATAATTTACTTTGTCAGTTTGTAACAAGCACATACGCAACTAAATGGGATGCGACTAAGCACAAAATGTGTAAGAGCCCCAAAGTATGTACCGGGGTTGTGAATGAATTTGGAAGCTTAGTTGATAAGTTCTACCCGCCTATAGGGAATAACCACGCTGACGGAAGAGCAGAAAAAAACTGGTGCTTCTTTTCAGACGGCCCTGATCTTCGATTGCTTTATTCGACTAAACCGATCGTAATCAAGACACCAAACCAGCCTGATAAGACAATTAACTCAGATTGCTTGAAAAAGGTCACCTCAGACCACCCGACCTTTAACTCAACCGCTCCAGTTCTTGTAGAAGACGAGTGGCTTGTTTTCTACCACTGGAAATTTATGTGTCATGAACTAGACCGCAGGCCCTATTTAGTCTATGCACTAGGTGCATATTGTTTAGACAAAGACTTAACAAAGATCACTCGTATGACTGATGAGCCTTTATTCATAGGTTCGACAAACGATGATCTTGTCACGTGGACAGATCCAGTCGGAAACGACATTTCAAATCAACCGGCTTGCATACTGCCTTTTGGTTGTTTTGTTGATGACGAAGAACTAGTGATGTCCATGGGTGTGAATGACTACTTCATGGGTATATTTAGAACGCCTGTACTAAACGTGCTAGCGTTAATGGAGCCCGTTGGATAAGGAGTTACTCAATACTCCCGATATCCCACGAAGCCAGAACGGGTTAGAAGGTAGGTTGCGATCTACCTTCGCAAACTCAGCTTTTCTCTTCTTTTTCGATCGTGCTCCAAACAACGATCGATGCGTCTTCTAACAACGAGTAAACAGCAGGGACGTCTTCAAAGCTGTTCATTAATTCCCGCATACACCGATCAGCACCTGCTAGAAGCAGGCCGCGCCGATCCAACCCGTCCGTCAGCTGACGAACAGCTTGAATGTGGGAGCGTATCTCTTTCTGAAGAACTGCAATCTTCGTCGCAGCTGTGGCGTGATCAAGCATTCCGGTAAGGGTCATTTGCCTTACGTTGTGCAGATCAGTTTTCATCGCATCGATCTCAATCAACAAGATCTTGCGTAAATCTTCCTTTGGGTATTTCTCGCTGACCCACGCGGTTAGGTCAGCAATAGACCCCGTATAACTTGGCTTTAAAAACCGAGCATACAGATAAGCCTCAATATCACTCGTAGCGTTCTTTGCGTAATGCTTGAACGCATCTTGCTGAGATTTATCTAAAGAGTTAATCCAGCCTCCAACAGTTGTGGAGTCGCCAATAGTTGATTTAATCACGCAAAAGCTCGTGTGCCTGCAAGAGCTTGGTTAGCTCCAAATTGTTTGAGGGCTAGCTGTGCTTTAGTAGCTGCCTTGGTTTTAGCGAGATCACCAAGAGTCCGAACGCGATCTAATTGAGCCGCGTTTTCAAACTGTTGTGCACCGAGAGCCAGAAGACCTTCATTCTGTGCACGAGTCTGATACACCTGATTAAGAGTATCAGCTTGATTCTTGGCTACATCGCCACGCAGTTGTTCTTGGTATTGCTTAACGCCAAGATTAGTTGCACCTAGCTGATTGGCTAGTTGATTTTGACCTGTTAGCGCAGCTGATCCGGCTTGAGCCAATAACTGCGGAGACTGTAGCTCCGTGTTGAGTCGAGCTTGGCCTAAGTTGTATAGAGTGTCTAACCCTTTACCAGAGGCATATCCAGCAACGGATGATTGAAGCGTGGCTTCTTTCTGGGCACGTTGAAGGGCCTCAGTCAAGATGCTTAACTGAGATGATGCCTTTGTAGTCGCTTCTTGTCCGATAGCGCCAGCTAGAGCACCCTGAAGAAGACTAAGTCCTTGGTAAGCAGCAGTTAAAGGATTGTTCTGTGCTGCCATTTGCGCAGCGAATTGCGCGTAGACGTCACCAGGCTGCTGGCCTCCTCCACTACTCCCACCGCCAAAAAGACCGCCGAGCAGAGCTCCGGTTCCAGCCGAGGCAACTCCTCCAGCAATAGCAGCACCAATAGCGGGGAGAGCCATGATTAAATCTGAGATTTGGGAGCGCTAAAACCTGCGGCACCTTGCGCTGCAAGGCTAGCGCCAGCCTGCAGAACATTCGGATTAGGAACACCTGCCGAATAGGCAAGGTTCATCATCCCCTGAGCGATAAGAGCATCAGCATTAATTTGAGCTTGAGTGATGCCCTGCCACGCGGAAATCACGCTGTTTTCGATCTGACGTCGAGTTAACTCGCGGGTTTGCTCCATTCCCGCGATTCGGTTCAGCTCTTGAGAACGCTCCCAGTTAGCTTGATCAACCGCAGCACGCTGCGCGTACAAGCGGGGATCTAAGTTCGCAAGAGCGATCTTTTCGCGAAGAGCGCGGTCTCCGCGAAGTTCTTCAAGAATTGCAGCAGTTTGAGCTTCAGTAGCGCCGGCTGTACGAGCAGCGGCCTCGCGTGCCCACCGTGCTTTTTCGGCTTCAATTTGAGCTTCTTGAGCTCGGCGCCGAAACTCGATTGTATTTTGATACTCTTGCTCCGACAGCTGCCGGAGAGGATCGTTAGCTTGCTGCTCCTGGCCGCCGCCGAATAATCGTTCTAGGCCATACATCGCTCCACCAGTAGCGAGGCCACCAAGAGCAATCTTGCCTAAACCACCGACTAATGGATTCATTACATGCCCCTCGCAACTTCTGCTAATGATGGATCTATATTAGGACGCTGCAGATAACTTTGAAGAAACTGCTGAGCCGCTTGAGACGTGGCTTGAGCACTAGGTGCGATTTGATTAGCCATCGCGGGGATAACTGCGCGAGGAACACTCAAGCTCTCAATCGCATATTCACGAGCACCGGCTTCATCGGCTGAACGGCGAAGCTCAGCTTCACGAGTAGCAATAATCTCTTCAGCGTTCAGCATGGGCAGATCTTGTCCGCCAGGCATCATGTTGAGCAGACTACGGCGATAATTCTCGTTGTCTACGTACTTTTGGATCTCCTTGACATCCTGCAAGGTGATCATGTACTTGCTGCCAGAGCTCCCTTGAGGAGCTTGAGGCACCATCGATTCGGTAGCTGCTCCAAGAAGAGCCCCACCACCGGCAACGGCTAGGTTGCCCAGGATCTCTTGAAGTAAACCTCCAGGAGTCAAGCCCCCAAACTTACCTATAGCAGCTGCAGGAACAGGAGAAGCCATTAATCAATAACCCCCAGGATTGTCATAGCTAGTCCCACTTAGGGGTTTCTTACTTAATTTTATAGGATCTTGTTGATTATCAGCACTTACACCACGCTCGTTTTGAAGAGCGGAGGGGTACGCCGCTGTCTGCGGAAAGTTACTTTCTAGGTACAGACGCATAAAAGTATTTGCGTCTAGATCTGGAGACAACTTACGGACATCACGCTCTCGCAGTTGTCGTTGGCGAGCGTTTAATTCCATCAGCTTAAGGGCTGGTAAGCGCGAGAAGGTTCGATGCTGTTCGAAGCGGGGGCGTTCAACACACTGTAATTAGAACCCAGGTTCGGCATGTCGTATTCAAGCGGACGCTGAGAAGACAGTCGATCTGATTCTTGCTCCTCTTGATCGGCCAGTTGTTCTAACAGTGCAATAACGAGCTCAAACTCATCGGGCTCTAAAGACTGGATCAGCTCCATTAAGTAAGCATCTTGATGGGGCCGTTCTGGCTCAGTCCGTAAACGAGAAGCCAGTTGAGCGTGCTGCATAGGCATCGTGTTATCGGGATACCCATTAAGCGAATGCGTGGCCCCAGTGTAAAAACCGTTTTGCTCCATCCCCGGCATAGGGGCTCGGCCTTGGCCAAAACGACGCAGAACTTCGGCTGTAACAGGAGTAGCTGCAGCCTGTTCAGCCGGAGTCTCCGGTACGGGCAAACCGAGAATGCGAGCAGCTAATTCGTAATCGGCTTTAGAAAACACCGGACACTACCACGGCTGATTCTTCTATATTACCTCGGATATCTAATATATCGCCAGGTACACAACTTAGAGTTACGCAAAGTTTCTCTAAGACATCTGGTGATGGTATATAAGCAGGATCGCCATAAATCTTTCTTGTCGTTGTAGGTGATAAGTTAGCTTGTTTACTTAGCGCAAACGACGACAAGTTTTTGCTGTCCAATAAGGTCTTTAGCTTGTTAACCAACCGACTGCCGTTGGTGTAAGACGAATAAAACGGCATCTACTTAAACTGACCTGGATTAATTTTAAACTCAGGATCCAAGCCTGCTTCATCAATAAGATTATTACAGCTAGTAGCTGTTAAAGCGTAGATATCGAGTGGGTCACATTTGAGCTCTCTAGCCCATAGAAGCGATAAAGCCTTCACGTTGCACAGTAAAGGTCGGCCAGTGTAAATAGAGCACTTGTCGTCTTTTAACTTTTCACAGGCGCCGGTTGAATCCCATTTAAAGGGAAACGTCTCTGCGGCAATTCGCACAATCGAACCCTTAGGGAACTTAAGAGCGTCCTCGTGGATACTACTCAAGTTCTTGCAGCACAAGGAACAACCTGTGCACGGAAACTCTTCTAAAAATTTATCCATTTGTACTCAATCAAACAAAACTAAACCGTCGCTGATATCAACTAACCCAGAACCAGAAAAGTGCCCAAAAGAGGTGAGATCAACCTTAGGGCTCTGGATCAATCGCCACAGCGGTATCTCAGACTCAAAGCGAATATCGTCTAAGAACAGGAAACGACGTTTCTTAGGGAAAGAAAGTGTTGATAGCTTTTTGATAAATTCACGTTCAAAGCTGCCGTCTTTAGGTCCATCACACATAATGAAATCTGCATCAATAAACAGTTGTTTATGTCGCTCGAAAACATCAGCGTGCTGAAGATTCTCTAAATATTGAGTGAGCCGACCGCCATTACTAACAAAGTCAGAACAAGTTAAATATGTTACAGGGAACTCGTCCCAACCAGTAAGGTCAAATGTTGTGACTTTTGCATCGGGCGCAAAGTCAAGCATTACACGTGTTCCAGTACCGTAGTGTGTACCGATATCTACGATATTACGAACACCTCCTTCATTATCAAGAACAGAAAGCAGTCCAGAAATCAGACGATAGTGGTCGCCTGGGAAAGCATTCGCAAAAGGATTATCAACATCTAAACGAACTTTAGACGCGTATAAAACCGCTTTACACACTAAAGGCCAGTGCGAAAAGTTTTGTGCCGCCGGATCATCATCAACGGACAAACACATTGAAGAAATAACGTGACGAACGTCCATGTCAGAAACCTAAATGCTTGCGGCGAACGAACTCTAAATCGTAAGTTGTAAAGTCGATGGGAAGTTCAGAAACATTAAAAGGTGTCTTATGTGTCTCTCCTTCGACATGAGCTTGCCACGCTTCTCCCCACTTCATGTGTAAATAACGTTTGTTGAGCTCGTGTGCGACATGAACAGCTGTCTGAAGGTTTGGTTCTGATCGCCATGTTTGAGATCCATCTGAGTAATCCTTCTTAGTTCCGTGGTAATAATCATGATCTAACGTCAAAACACGTTTTAAATCATCGTGAATAAAACGCATACCATAATCCATATCTTCACAGTAACCAGGGTATAAATTCTCGTCAAACAAACCGTATTTATTCACAACCCAGTCCTTAAGAAGGAAAATATCCCAACCACCTCCAGAACCGTGAACCGTAGCCACCTCCGGATCCTGAGCCTTAGCGTTCATCTCCTGTAAAAAACCGGGCTCAAACATCACATCATGATTTGAGATAACCCAGTAAGGTGCTTTCATGAAGCACTTAATAATTAAATTCCAGGCTCCAGAGCACCCGACATTTGCGGGCATATGGGTGACGTGAACTTTCTTTACGAACGGATTAGACAAACTTCGAACGTTTTCGACCGCGTCCGTAATTTGCCCACGGCCGTTGTTGTTTATGACAAAAAAATTGTCGACCGGATAGTCGATGCTCATAAAGAGCCTGTGTAGCCAATAAGGATTATTAACTATCGCAGTGCCTAATACTGGAATTGAGGCTGCCATCTGTAGCGCGGCTTATGCCAGCATACTATCAGACAATCGCCTGAAATAAATTACAACCTCTAGCTTCTTCCGTCTGTGCTTCAGGAATATCAAAAGAGCAGCCGTTGGGCGTTAAGTGAACACAGTCTAAACAGGGGATAGTGTCGTAAGTAAGAGGTACGCTACATGGCGAAGGAGCGTCCATGAGTACTATATCAAAATCTGCAAGTGCGTCTTTAATAGTACGCAACTTCGATCTAAGACTCCTCAGCTCTTCAAAGCTCTCTGAAGAAATCTCGTACATAGTTTGACGATAATCACAATCGTGACACTTGTACCTTCTTCGAGTCGCATCAAAAGTCTTGCGACTTTCTACGACTGTATATTTATTGCCGTTACACGACGGACATGATTTATTGTGATGATATGCGCGAATACCGCTCAGTTGAGCTTCCGTGTGCTTCTTGCGTTGTGCTGCCATTTAAAATCAGATAATACCCGAGGTGGGATTCGAACCCACCCTGAAGCGATTTTAAATCGCTTGCCTCTTCCGCTGGGCTACTCGGGCGAGCAGTGACAGCATACTGGTTCTAGCGCTTTTTGGGAACCCACGTCCCGTCACGAGGAAGCGGCTCCGTTCCGTACTCAAAAGTGTCATAATCCTCGTCGTTACGAGGATCCTCTACAAGTACGTAGTGCGTAGTCTCTTCTTCGATAAACTGCTGAAGATTTGAAAGAGCTTGCGACAGTAGCTCTTCCTCCTCAGGAGTCAGCTCTTTAAAGTCTTCCATAACTCACTGGTAGAAAGGCACGTGGGCGTTTGCGATCCGCCCGCACTGAACTGAATCGTAGTCGCCATACGTCTTCAACTGATACCTCATGCACTCAGTCTTAATTTTTGTATAAGCCTCGAACTTAACTCTCTGGCGATCTCCGTTTTTAATCATGATAGGAACCAACCAGAAGAGAAAACCAATCACAGAAAACATAACAATGTAAGTAGGGAGCTTCCATACAAAAGCGGTAAGCGCCGCGTCTTTTGAGTTGATGTTGATGTTAGTAGTCATGAGAGTCACCTGGTGACACTACAAGCATACACTCCCAGCCTGGCTCTGTCAAGAAAATACTGCTACGATGCTGCCATAGCGAAAATCAGACAATGACCACGGCCAGCAAGCCCAATTTCAAAGAGCTGATGGCTCAGCTGGGCGAGGAAGCCGCAGCTACTCCGCCTGTTGTCCAGATCCAAGGCAAGAAATCCTTAGATAGTCGTTATAAATTTAACCAAGGCTGGTACGACGCACTGCTGAACACCGATATGGTGCTCAGTACACATGATCAAGCGCAAGATTTCCGTCTTGACCCCAATAAAAAGCGTCAGATCGTCGAAATTGGTGTTTATGAAGGTGCTTCGAGCTGTTTCTGGTCCGATTTCTACATGGCGCACCCGGAATCGCGCCTAATTTCGATTGATCCGTTCACTGGCAGCTCTGAGCACCACGAAAATCCTGAAAATTACCCCGAACTGGAGAATTTAGAGCTCACCGCACGCGGAAATATCACCAAATCCGACAACGCAGCCAAAATTGAGATCATCAAAGGCTGCAGCTGGGATATCTTCCCTGAATTAAACCGTCGTCACGGCGACGAGCCTTGGATCGACCTTCTTTATATTGACGGCGCCCATGATCCGACCTCTGTAGCACGGGATACCACGCTCTACGTGCCTATGGTGAAGAGTGGTGGCGTAGTGATCTTCGACGATTATGCCCATCCCGAGGTTATGCGGGGTGTTGACGGCGCGTTAAATGCCTTCGCTTCAATGAAAACCGCCATCTTTACTGGCTGGCAGCTCGCTTGTTTAGTCGCATGAGTGAAAAAGACATCTGCCGGACGTGTCGATTCTTTAGAATGACACACGATGCAGTCAACAACGCAGCTGGAGAGTGTCGTCGGTTCTCTCCAGTTCCGGAGTACAGGCAATCTTCCCTACACCCACGGGCTGTTTGGCCCTTAGTTAGCGCCGACAAAGATTGGTGTGGGCAGTTCAAGCCCGTCAAATCAAATCTCAAATAAGACACATGAGATTGGCGCTTAAGGGTTTCGGCCCGCGCCCCACACCTTTCCCCACCAGTAGCTGCGCACGCACGTAGTTTTTATTTACACTCCTACCCCTTTATCTTCTACAGCCTGCTCTCGGGCCTTTTTCTTTGCGTCCCAATCCGCTGGCTTTGTCCTTCTGGTTAGCTGAATCTTGCGTTCATCCACCAGGTGCCAACTACTAACAAAACTCTGCTCGCCCCACGCTGCCTTCACCAAGATCCCATACGCATCAACCCCAATCACCTCAAAATCGGACTCATCTACTTCTACATAACTCATACAGCGCACCCGCCCTTTGTATAAACATAAATGCTAAACTGAACTATACACCCTTAAAACTAAAGGGCCGAAGTGACGAACTCAAATCCATATCTTCCGACATATCGTTCTGGATTCACCGGCCCTAGTGCCAGGATCGGCGGCTCGTCGGATTATCACATCGACTTAAAAATCCTCAGCCAGCTACCCATAGCTGAAAAGATCCGCGCCATTGACTCACTGGCCAACCAGTACAAAAGTATTGGACGCCAAATTGAGTTCTCCAACCAAGGCGTATCTGGGCGCCGGTGGGATCCAACCGCATCACTAGAAGATAAAGTCGCGCTATTCGAAGCTGTTCGTGGTGCCCACGCTCCGCGCCAAGGTTGGGACCCTCTAGATTTTTACGTCCCTTTTGCCGGCAAATCCCGCTTCGACGAAGGTGCAGTCGAAGGTGCCTCGATTTACATCCCCGGTGTTCCCGGCGGCAAAATCACCCGTGGTTCAGGTGGTGGCTACGGTTACTTCAGTGAAGCTCAAGACCCTAGCGGCCGCGTGGTATTCCGTGTCGGCCACGGTGACATCAGTCGCCCAGAAGAACAAGGTGAGATATTGGTTGAGGCTGCAAAAATGCCAATACCTGCCGATACAGCGACAACCGCCGGAACAAAGACGGCAGACGAACTCCTACTTGAAAAGCTTGAACAGATTCTCAACCCTGAACAACCAATAAAAATCCCTGCCTACGAAGGTCAGGACGAAGATCAGTTCGCTAAGACTCGTGAGTCTCTAGATAACGCTACGCTGAAGCTTTTAGCCGAGTCAATGAAAAACACTCAGGAGACTACGCAACCTGTGTATACCCCAAGTACTGCAGGGCCTGCAGCAGCTCTGTTAGCGCAAAAAAGTTTTGGCACTCCAAAATCGACGATTTAAATTTCGCCTAGTTTAAGTTTACGAATTCCAGTAACGAGGTACGCGTAGTCTCGTGCCTCAGTTATTGACTTCTCCTCATCACACACATCACATTTTGCTACGTATGAAGAACTACAGCCTACTGAATAAACTCCATACTTAAGACCACAATCCTTGCATACAACATAAGCATTCTCAAGCTTACGAAGCAGTGCCTTTTTATCTTTACTGAGTTTGACCATAGCCTTCGCCGGGAAACAGTTGACCTATAACGGCTTCGAGTCTACTCACTTCGTCACGTCGCCGAGCCAGCTCAGCGCATAAAGCTTTCTTAAGCGCAGGAACAAGCATAGGGATCGTATCTTCATCCATATACTCAAAAATGCTCTCTTCGAGCCTCTTGTACATGCTGTCGGCGTAGTAAGGCGAAACCTCAAAGGACATCGTTCCAGTGCCTGATAACACCGGCAATGATAAAGCAGTTGGTGACGAAGTACGTGACGAAGATAACAGTCCGTATCCACGCCACTCGATCGGCTGTTTTTGGGCAATTTGTGGCTTTGGGTCCGAGTGCATTCGCCCAAAGTTTGAACGCCTTTTGCCTTCGACGCACTTATCCTTGTATATCCGGACTCAGTCTACTGATTTACAGGGTCAACGAATATCCAGTTCGCCGTCCTCATCCCAGGTCATGCTGTGCAGTAGGTGGTATGGGGGTGTCTGCGCTTTGCGCGTGGCGACATTCGAAGCCCGACCGGGAGCGCTAACCGGCGATAAAGCCAGCAGCTTGCCAATCTGCGTCGAAATTCGATCGAGCGCTTTGCAGGGATCCCCCACGGTGCTTTTGCGTGTTCCTTACTCTAGGAACCTTTGCGCCGCAAGGGATCTCGTAACTTAAAAATTATTATGTTAAATGCCCGGCAGTCGAGGAGGTGCGGGGAAAATGCCCCTGCCGATACCCTCGCGAATGCTTTCAACGCCGAACTTGTTCCGCAACACATCCTGAACGGACGGCTTGTTGCGGTCCATGCGCTTAGTTACCTCGTGCTGAAACTCTTCCTGCGACATGGGCTCAGGTAAACCAGCCACAAGGTCACCACCCATCCCGCGCATAAAAAGCTCTAAGAGTAACTGAGCCTTTCTATCTACACTCTCATCCGTTTGAGGACTAGAACCAGGAGCTACTTCAGCAAAACTAACTTGACGATCAGCAGGCTCACGAAGAACCATCTGGTAAGCGCTGGTATCTACGCCCGGTCGAAACACAAGATCTCGTGTATTGTAAGAATCTTCACCAGGTCGATATACGAGATCTCGGTACATGCTG